CGGCCGTGCCGCTGCCGGCGTTCTCGCCGGCACCGATGTCGACAGCGCCGACATTCCCGACGGCCGTGAGTTGCCTCAGATTGTTGTTGATCGAGAATTGCAGGTTGCGAACGTAGTTCGGCGAGGCGATCGCGACGCCGGCCTCGCAGATGCGACCGACGCTGACATTGGCCGACATTACGCGCCCGGTCGACGCCGCGTCGTAGCTGGCGCCGTTGGCGACGGTGCCCTGGCTGCCGGTCAACCCCATCAAGTCGAACGAACCCGCGATCAGCTGCTCGGTCTGCCAGGCCATCTGCAGCTGACCCACCACCATGCCCTTCTGCAGGATATGGGTTGGCACGGCCTGATCGAGGAAGCTGCGCTCGATCGCCAGCGAACGGCGCGTCGTGCCATTGCGGACGAAATCGGTGACGTAGACGCGGATCGTCTTGCCGCTGCCGGCGTCGGTGGTCCAGCCGGCCGGCAACATGTCGAGGGTGAGCGCATTCGCCGCGATCGCCGTGATGCGGGCCCAGGCGCTCGACAGGGCAGCAGTGGCAAAACCGAAGCCGCCGCCGCTGTTCGAGGACGGGCGCACGCGTTGACCGACCTGAAGGCCGAGGGTGGTGAAGTCGAGCGCCGTCGAGGCCAGGCCCGTCGCCGTCGCCGTGATGTCGCCCGAAGCGCCCTGGAAACCGACGACCTTCATGCGCGCCGCGGCCGCCGGCGCGGGTTCGTTGACGAGACCCTGCGAAGCGAATGCCGGCACGGTCGCCGAGCCGGTGGTGCAGCGGAATAGGCCGTTGTTCGCCGATTGACCGAAGCCGGTGTTGCGAACGAGCTGGCCGACGACGAACGCAGTGCCAGTCGTGCACGTGACGACGCCGCCCGAGCTCGCAACGTCGGTGATCACGGAATCGGCGGTGCCGTCATTGTCGCGCGAATTGGTCTTGATCCACGGATTGAACATCGCCGAGGCGACAAGCTCCTCGAGGGGGCCGTTGTCATTCGGGTAGGAGAGCTCGAAGTTGATGCCGCCGGCGTTCTGCTCGTTGACCTTGATCGGATCCGCGTTCATGCGGTCGGACCTGATCTCGTTCGAGCTCACGAATTGCGGCGTGTAGGCGAGGGACTCGCCCGTCATGCGCAGCGTGCGCAACCGCGCCGAGCCCGGCAACACGCCGAACGTCGTCTCGCGCAAGAGTGCAATTCTCACTCTGTTTGCGTCTGACATTTAACTTTCTCCTATTTGCCGAGATTTGCTGCCGCGATTGGCGAGCATACGAGCCCTAACCACCGGATCACGCCAAAGAGCCCGCCTGACTTCGCTTTGCCTCTGCCGGTATGCTTCGTCTTTGCCTGCGTTCTGAGCCGCAATGATGCTCTCGCGACTCGACGCCCAGCGAATACGCGACTGCTTTGCGACTTGCTCCCGCCCCTCTGGCGATCGGGCGAACAGGAGGCGCTTGCTGTCACGCTGAGTGCGATTCGCGGGATCGGCATTCCAAGCCGCAAGCGCGGCTGTAGAGCGCGCACGAGCTTCCGGACTAAACCCGGCACGACAGCGAGCTGTTGCCCACTCTCTCCACGCAGGATCTTCGCGACAAGCACGGTTCGCGCACTCAAGCGCCTCCCGCACCTTCGAGCTCATGGGCTTACCAAACGCGTGATGCCGCTCGCCGCGCCGCGTGCGCTTCGCAATTTGCTCTGCCGACTGCTTGAACCCCGCATGTCCTTCGCCACCAGAGGTGAGATTTTTCAGACGCCCAAGCGCGGCGAAAGTCGCGATCCAGTACTGCTCAGCTGCGACCCAATCCTCGCCAGCCGCCACTGTAGCCAGGAGCACGATTTCCGGTCGCAGCCGCCTGCCCAGTAGCGATGCGATCCAAGCCAGCACTGCGCGCTTGCGGCCCACCGTCTTGGCTGCAGCGATATGTGCCGCTAGGCGCCGCTCGAGCGGCTTTACTGTCTTCCCAACATATTTGACCGATCCGCATCGCGGATCGATGAGACCATAGATGTGCGTTGCCCGATCCGAAAAGCGCATCGCTATTGGTCGCGGAAGAAATTGGCCGTCAATGGGAGGCGGTAGTAGTTGCCGCTCCCTTCGAGCTTCTCGCCGGCGCCGAACGAGATCTCGCGAAAGGTGATGCCGGGCGCGAGCTGCAGGCCGCGATGCGCCAGCGCGAGCTGTTCGCGGTATTGGAGGCCCTGGATCGTCGCCGCCTTGTCGCCGGTCGCAACACAGACGTCGAGAAAGATCGTGCCCTCTTCGCGCCACAGATTGTCCGACGGCGCACCGGCGCCGATCGAGGCTTGATCGAAGAGGCCGCCTTCGAGTTCGACATAGATAAACGTCGCGCCGTCCGCCGGCGGGTCCTGGCTCTCGTTCTCGAAGCGCAGCTCGCACGCCGTCCAGGCGGCTTCGAGCCAGGCGCGATAGGCGGCGTGAACCGTTGCGCTCGACATCAGCGCGCCGACAGATCGAAGAGAGCGTTACTCGCCCGAGCCTTGCTACGCACTCTCTCAACGACATGTACGGGCAGACTTTCAGCGGTCAAATCGATCCTCACGGGGACACGAATACCGGTGAGCTTTCGGTCCACGTCCGCGTAGTGACGGCAGATCACGAAGCGCACGAGGCAAGCCTCGGCGTGACCGCGCGCGCCGATCAACGCGTCCATCAAGCGTTTTGCGCGTCGACGACTGCCGACGACGATGGCGCAACGACCGATCGGCAAGGTGTCGACGAACAGCTTGTCTTCGTTTGCGTTGGACATCAGCCGGCAACCACTTGTTCGCTCAAGATCTCGAGCGCGGGATAGGTGAGGGCGGCGCCGGCGCGGCGATCCTTGCGACGGCGCATCGAGCCCGACTTCAGGCGATAGGCGCCGGCGAGCTCGACGAACTTGACGCGGATGCGCACCAGCCCGCGAAACTCCTTGAGCGTGGCGTTGCGCGCCTTGTCGAAGAGACCGCGGCGCGAGGTGAAGCCGCGCGCGCCGATCTGGATCTTGCGCGAATAAGGCTGCGTGTTCACGAGAAGCGCGCCGGCGCCGAGGCCGATCGTCTCCACGGCGACCTCGCGACCTTGACTGATCACGATGAAGCTGCGGGCGTATCGCCCCGAACGCCTCGGCGCCCCGGCGCGCAACCATGCGAGCGCGTAGGCCGTCGCCTCGCGCGTCCAATCGAAGCCGTAGACGATCGCCCCCGGCGTTTTGACTTGCTCTTCCGGCACGCCCAGGCGCGCGTTGACCGCGCGCACGAAAGTGTCGCTCGCCTCGTCGGCGATTTGCGCCTCGCGCAGCGATTCCTTCGCGAAGGCCGCGAGCTGCTGCGCGATGAACGCGTCGTCCGCCGAGCCCGGCGCGATCGAAACAACGCGGTCGAACGGTTTGAACGACACCGCTCAGCACTCTTCGAAGACGCCGTTGCGCAGATAGCCGTGCCAGTGAAAGCCATCCGCGCCCTTGGGCGAATCCGACTTGCCGTGAAAACCGATCGACGGGCTGAGCGTGGCCTTTGGCCATTCACCGGAGACCGTCCACGTCACTTGGCGACCGCTGCCCTCGAACCAGAGCGATCCAAGCGCACCACAACCGCACGGACAATTGTGAACGAGACCAGGCTTGTCGATCCCGCCGGGCGCGTCGCTGCCGTCGTAAAACATGAACGCGCCCGGCTGGGCCTTGGTGAGCTCGTCAAACGTGGCCACCTCGAACGCCGTTGCGTTTCTCTTTTGGCTCATCCACGCACCTGAATGACGAAGCTGGCGAGATCCTCGCCGAGATGGCGCGAGTCGACCGCTTCGATCGTCACGAGACGCCCGTCGATCACCATGCGGTCGCCCTTGATCGGCGGGCCCGGCCAATTGTTCTCGCGGATCTCCTTGTTCGAGATCCGCACGCGGCGGTCGCCTTGCGTGATCGTGCCGGTGAGCTCGTGGGGCGCGTAGAAGCGCACGACCGCTTTCACCGGCAGATCGAGCGGCTCGTTCGCGACCATGCGGCGCAGCGTGATCGTGCGCCCGGCGATCTCGAACTGGCGCTCGACCTGGTCGACGCCGCTCACGCTTCGGCTTCGCCCTCTTGCTCGAGCGGCGGCGGCGGCGGCACGTCGAGCGCGCCGTCGTTGATCCAGATCGCGCCTGCGGCGAGCTGCACCAGATATTTGTGGCCGCCGTCCAAGAACTCGCCGCGGGCGGCGACCGGGCCCGAGCTCTGTTTGGTCTTGAAGAGCACGGTCTGGCCGAGCTCGAAGCGGAAGTTCGGCGCGCTCATGAGGTGCGTCCCTTCAGACCAGGATGTTGCGATGATTGGCAATCGCCGCGGCGACGCAGGCGGGCAGATCGGCGGCGCCGACCCAGAATTCCTCGCGCAGCACGTCCGGCGTCTCGACCGCGCGCAGCGCCGGATCGCGTTTGCGCGCCGCGTTGCGGCCCTTGACCAGTTCGATACACGCCTCTTCGAGATCGTCGGGCGCGGCGCCGGGCAGATCGTAGCCGGCGTCATAGGTCACGACGATCTTGGCGCCCGACCAGCGCGCGCGGCGATCGTCGCGCAGGCGGTAGAGCATGGCGCCCTCGACGTCGACCTCGTAGTCGGCCGCCGCCAGCGTCTCGCCGTCTTCGACGATCGAGACGATCTGCGGGACCGACGAAACGACAACGACCGGTCGGCGATCCAGCACGAGACACTCGAAGGCCTCGCCGTTGCGGAACGTCTCGGCGACGCGCTCCTTGCCGAACACGCGCCGGCACTCGCCGGCGAGCCACTTGCTCGCCGCCGTGATGTAGCGCTGCAGCCGCTCGTCGCTCTCGCCGCCGTCGCTGCCGAGCTCGTCCTGCACGGTCGCGAGATCGGTGAGGTCGAAGCTCGTCGCCGGCGTGACGACCGTGAGGAGACGCGAGGACATGTTTCGCGGGCCTACTTCTGGCCGCGGATTTCGAGCTCAGCCTCGACGATGTCGAGCGCTTCGGCCGGATTGCGCGGCTCGGCCGTACTGACCTTGGCGGCGAGGGCAAGCAGCTCCTGCGGCGACAGCTTCGTGTAGGTCTCGGGGATGACGACCTTCGCCGCGTCGGGCGTGCGTGCACCGGCCGGCTGTTGCTTCGGTTGCGGCTTCCTGCCAGGTGCCGCAGGCTTGCCCTCGAACGCGACATCGCGCCGGATCCAGCGGTCGGCGAGATCCTCGCGTAGCTCGTGCGTCGTGCCGGACTTGAAGACTTCGCCCTTCTTGCGGCCCTCGGTTTCGTAGATCACGTCTTCGGTGAAGGTGATCGTTTTGAGTTTGGTCGTGCTCATTTTGGCGATTTCCGTGTTCGGAAGAGAAGGAAAGGAGCGCCGGGGACCGCGAACGGCGTTCGCGGCCCCGGCGTGCGCGATTGGTCCGCGACCGTCAGTTGGCGACGTTGGTCAGCGGCGGCTGATACCTCGGCGCCCAGGCGATGCCGAAGAGCGTGGCGAGCTGCGCGTTGGTGCCGACGTCGGCGATCGTCGCCCGGATGCAATCGAAGTTGTTGTTGACGTCGAGATCCTCGGGCTTGATGTCGATCGCATATACCGCCTGACTGTCGCCGTCGCCGACGAAGGTCGCGGCTGCAGCCTGCGCCACCTTCGTCCACACACCGACGCCGTTGACCGCGGTCGCGTGCTCTTTCTTGTCGATGCGGGTGATGCTCGCGAGATTCTTGGCGCCGGTGCCGGAGACGTCGGTTGCCTGTTGCACGGTGATCGTCGGGTCTTCAGCCGCGTTGCCGGCGGCTTTGATCACGACGATCGTGAACTTCTGATAGTTCTTGAGCGACGTCCAAGGCAGGGCGGCGCCCGAAGCGCCGGAGAGATCGACCGGGACGCCCGGAACGATGTTCGCCAATTCTGCGAACAATTGGTTCGGGTTGAACATGTGACGCGAATCCTTGGTTAGAGAGAGTGCCGGGAAAGCAAAAGCGAGCGGCCCGCCGAAGCGCGCCGCCCGTCAGTGGTTCAAGAAACTGCAAGTGCGCTGGATTAGCGCGCGCCGAGGACGATGAACGGGCTCATCGTGTTGCTGCCGGAGCGCGGCGTCATCGCCTTCGACCACGTGGGCTGACCCGCCACACGGAAGGTGAACTTGTAGGCCTGCAGATCCTGGTCGAACCAGAGATGGATCGAGATCACGAGCTTGACGCCGCCAGCTTTGATGACGGCGGTGTATTGGCGGAAGTCGACGAACATGATGTCGCCAAGATTGCCGACCGTCTCGCAGACCTGGTGCGGAATCACCGGACGCCCGAACAGACGGCCGTAGGGCGCTTCGCTGAGGCCGCCCGGCGGCATGTAGACCGGCTGATTGCCGACCGTCATGCCTTCGAGTTGCGGTTCGGCGTCGGGGTGGATGAGCCAGACCGCCGTCTTGCGCGAGCGTGCCGGCATGCGCGACTTCATCTTCGAGACGTTCGCCTGCACGATCGTATCGGCGGTTTGGCCGCCCTCGGCCGCTTGCGTAACGAGCGCCGGCGAGTTCATGAAACCGAGCGGCATGCCTGCGCCGGAGCCCCAGACGAAGCCCATGCCGATCGACCAATCGAACGCCTCGGGCGTCTTGCGGCGCAGATACGAATCGATAAGCGGCGCGTCCTCCAGCATCTCCTCGGTGATCGGGACCAACGCCGTCAGCTTGTGCAGCTTGAGCGTGTCCGAGTTCAGCGCGGGCTTCGACTGCTGCATCGCCGCTGCTTCCGCGGCCCAATAGGCCTTGATGCCGCCCGAACCCCACTGCGTGGTCTCGTCCATCGGCATGTTGACGGCGTTCTTGCCGGTGGTCAGCGGATCGCACAACGCCAGCAAGCTGTCTTCCGCCAGAATCGTCTGCGTGATCTGGGCGAGAAAATCCGGCGGCACGAGATAGCCACCGTCCTCGCCGACGCTCTCTTGCGTGATCTGCGTCGCGGCCGCGGCTTGAATCGCGCTCAGCCGCGGATCGACGAAGGGGTCGACCTTCCGTGCCGCAAGGCGAACCGAACGGGCGAATTCGCCGAAATTGCGATAGCCGCCATTGCCGGGAACGGCACGTGTCAATTGACGCGCCGCTGCGAGGGCCGGCGGACGCGCTAATCCGTTGCGAATCTGGCTGAGGCGCACCGGTTGCGCATCGACCTCCTCGTCGTCATCGCCTGGCAGCGGTTCGGCGACCGTCGCACGCGGTTGCGGCGTCGCCATGCGTGCGTTCTGGGCCGCCATCCGCTCGCGGCGACCGCAGTCCTGCTCGATACGCTCCCACTCGGCCTGCAGATTGTCGATGTCCCGCTGCTCTTCCGTCGACAGCGGGCGACCGTTCTCGGCGTCGGCTTGCGCGTAGATGGTGCGCTGCTGATCGACGAGTTCGCCCTGTCTGATACGCAGAGTTTCGATCGTGGCGTCCGCACGAATGAAACCATTGGCCGGCGCGCCCGCTGCCAAGACGGCAAGGACGGAGGCCGGAAGCAGAGAGCAGAGCAATGCGCCCTTGTACATTTCCATTCTCCTTGGAGGTTTTCGGAAAAAGAATTGGCCCGCTCGCCCCGCCGGCCGGGGGATTTCGTCAGCTCGCGCGTTTGATGGCGCGTTGCGCGCCGCGCGCGCTTTGTTCTTCGAAGCGCGCGCGAGCGTGGTCGGTCGGTCGTGGCGCCAGGATCGCGCGCGTGGTCGACACGACCGACGGCGCGTGCTTGAATTTGTAGCGTGCGGGATCGGACTTCGTCGCCGATGCCGCGGCTTGAAGGTTTTCGACGACCTTCGTCGCAAAACCGTTCTTCACGGCGTCGGCCGAGTTGAACCAGGTCTCGGCGGCCATCCACTCGCGGATCTCGCCCTGCGATCTTGCCGTCCGCGCCACGTAGACGTCGGCAATCGAGCCCGAGATTGCGTCCAGCTGTTCGGCGAATTGCCGCAATTCTTTCGCGTTTCCTCGCGCGACGCCCCATGGGTCATGGATCATCACGAAACCGGCTTGCGCGATGTGGATCTGCTCGCCCGCCATTGCGATCACCGACGCGATCGATGCGGCAATGCCGTCGATGTAGGTCGTGATCTTGGCTTTGTGCGTCTGCAGCTGGCTATAGATGGCGAGCCCGTCGAAGACGTCGCCACCGTAGGAGTTGATGCGCACATCGATGATGTCGACGTTGCCCAGCTTCTTCAGTTCGTCGGAAAAGGCCTTCGCCGACATGCCACCGAACCAGCCCTCCCCGATGTCTTCGTAGATGAAGATCTCGGCGGCGTTCTTGGCGCCGGCTTTAGTGCGGAAGAGCATGACCGTCCGCCTTCGTCTTCGTTTTGCTGGTGGGGTCCGCCGGCGCCGGCGACGCGCCCGCGTCGTCGTTGACCGGCGGATTGATGATGCGGTCGAGCGTCGTGTTCTGCGATTGCATCGTGTACGCCTTGCCGATGCCGTTCGGCAGCGGGTTCATGTCCTCGAGCTCGCGGATCTCGTCGGCGTTCATCACGCCCATGAAGCGCATCTCTTTGTAGAACGTCGCGCGCGA